CCGGAGTTTCAGGGGGCGCAATTCCGGCCATGCTGGCCCGGCGGCAGAGTTCGAGGAGTCGTTTTCCATGGATGACACGGCCGAGGCCGATTTTTTTGGTTCTGCGGGTGATGGAGTAGTCAACCTCTCCCACCCCCATCAGTTGGAGTGCCTGCATCCAGTCGCGCAGGTCGTGGAACATGAAGACGAGGTAGTCGTGGTGTTCGAACGCCTGGCATTCCATGCGTGGAATCGTTTCAAGTTCGTCCTCCGGGTTGGCTGCTTCATCCATGAGCTTGCGGATCTCATCGTCCATGAATCCGGTGAGCTCGAGGTCGAAGTTCGGATCGGATTCGCCAATCGATTTGAGAACCCGGCGCAATTCGTCCTCATCGAGTTCGGCCAATTCCGAGAGGCGGTTGTCGGCCAGAAGATCGGCAAGCTCCTCCGCCTCACTTGCATAGTCCTGCTCATCCACTGGGATTGTTTCGCACCCAATCAAAAGTGCGGCCTCCAGGCGGCCATGCCCGCGAACGATCAGCCCGGAGCGCTTGGACACGGTGACGGGATTGCGCCACCCCTGCTCCTGGATGATCGACGCGAGAAGTTGGATTTGGTGGGCGCTGTGGCGGTTCGGGTTAACCGGGTTGGGTTTCAGCGTATTTGGATCCAGGAGGCGGGTGTGGGCGCAATGCACGGGAATGCTCATGTCCCCTGCCCCGCCGTCAACTATAGGCCCCGGACCCTTGACACTGCACAGGCGTTCATCCATGTCGGGCCCGCAAATTGGACAACTTGAATTCAAGTCGTATATTCACCATAGCGAACTGGAACAAATATGACCGACGACGAAATCAAACTGGAATTCATCCGTCTTTCCCCAGAGGGCAGCCGATTGCAGGTCAAAACGATTTCATGGGATGGTCATGTCCCCACGGACACATGGGTCGATTATGAGCCAATTCCTGAAGATGCGAGCCCGGCCGATATCGATGCGGCGATGAACAAGGCATTGGCGGACACACGATATTTCAGCCGATGCCAAAAGTGCCAAACGCTCAACCCAATCGGCTGGATGAACGATTCAAGGATTTGCCAGAGCTGCGCTGAGCAATATTTGGGCATTCTTTATTGATGTCGAGTTGACGACTCAGCAAGCGGCGGATGGATGCCGTTTCCCCTGACATTGCCAAAAAGCTCCTTTCTCGCGACTTCGCCAACCTGATTGGCAGGGTCCAAAAAGGTGGCAAGCTGACCCGCACCGAACGAGCCATGCTGCAATCCATGGCCACTGGCAGCGGAGCGGCCCCAAGCACCGCATCCAGCTATGTGGAACTTGCGGCCGTGCTGGGTGTGACACGCCAGTCGATCAATACATGGAAAAAACGCAAGGACTCGCCAAAGCCAGCCTCCAACGGCATGCATGATGTGTCGGAGTGGAAGGAGTTCATGCGTCAAAACGAGCTCAAGGGTGGCGAGCCACTCACTCAAGATGGCGCCGACATCGAAACATCGCTCAAGGCAAGGAAGCTGCTCGCTGAGGTGGAAGAGCGTGAATTGCGCGTAGGAATCAAACGCGGTGACTATGTGGCGGTGGAGGAAGTTCGCCAGACATGGACGGAATTCGTTGCGCAGGCAAAAGCCATGCTTCGCAAGAAATTTGAGCAGGAACTCCCGCCAATCCTGTCGGGCCTCGACGCCACCGGCATCCAAGAGGAATCACGCCGGGCCATCGATGAAGTTTTGTCCATCCTGCACCAAGGCGAATGAAATCAGTCGAACCGGCACACTCGAAGTTACGAGGGATCTGGCGTGATGCATGGCGTCCACCAGATCGTCGTCCCCCATGGGCGTGGTGTGAGGACCACATTTCCTCCATTCCCTATTCACCGATTCCCGGTCGTTTCCGATCGGCCAACTCACCATGGATGCGTGAGCCGATGGAGGCGCTGGTTGATCCAAAAATCCGAATCGTGAGCATCATCGCCGCCATTCAGAGCGGTAAAACAAGTGTTGGGGAATTCGGCCTTGCCCACATCATCGCCAACCATCCAGGGCCAACGCTGTGGCTCGATCAAACGGATGACGATGCCAAGGACCAGAGTGAAAGCAGGCTCCAGAAGCTCTTTGACGAATGCCAGCCGGTGAAATCCCTCTACCCGGCCAACCGCCACAAAAGGAGGCTTTCCACCATCCACTTCAACAACGGCATGACGCTCTGGGTGTTGGGGGCGCACAACAAGACCAACCTCCAACGCCGCTCGATCCGTTGGCTTATTTGCGATGAAACATGGCGATACCCGCAGGGGCACATGACCGAGGCCGAAGCCCGCGTCACCGCATTTGGTTGGCTCGGCAAGTGCCTCTTCATGAGCCAAGGCGGAGAGGAAGACGACGACACCCACCGCAAGTTTGAAACCACCGACATGCGCGAGTGGACATTTGCTTGCCCGCATTGCCATCACCGACAGCCGTGGAAATGGGAGCAAATCGAATGGAGCAAGGACGCACGCGACGAATCAGGCGAGTGGGATTTCCAAAAAGTGCGCGAAACCACATCGATGCGATGCGAATCGTGCAACCACTACTTCGAGGATAGCGACAGGTCGCGTCGTGAACTCAACCTCACCGGGAAGTATGTGGCGACAAACCCCAACGCCCCGAAAGAAAATGCCGGGTTTCATTGGAATGCCCTATGCGCCATGAGCTGGGGCCGCTTGGCCGAACTTTATCTCAGGGCCAAAGCTGCTGCCAGACGGGGTGATGTGAGCCTCATCCAGCAGTTCTATCAAAAGCGTCTTGCCCTCGCATGGCGGGAATACCTCGAGGACTACAAGCTCGACATCGTGCCGGGAGGCTACCTCAAAGGTGAGTCGTGGGATGGCGAGGCCGGCGTGGATGCGCATGGGCGCTTGGTGCCGTCAGGACAAACGTCGGCCTGCCCATTGCGGATCCTCACCGTGGACTGCCAAATGGACCACATGTTTCTCGTCGTTCGGGCATGGGCCGAGGATGGATCAAGCCGCCTGATTTGGGACGAGCGTGTGCTTACCTACACCGATGTCGCCAGCGTCCAGGAGAGATTCGGCGTCCATCCCAATCTGGTTTTCATTGATGCCGGATATGCCACCTACGATGTCTACCGCGAATGCGCCTCACATGGATGGACTGCACTCATGGGCGACAAGCGGGCGACATTCACGCACAAGGTGAAAGGCCGCAAGTCGATCGAACGGTTTTATTCACCCCGCCGCAAAGTGGTCCTCGGCCGCGGACAGAGCTGCTCGGTGTTTTATTGGAGCAACCTCAACATCAAGGACACGCTTGCCCGACTTCGCCGCAATCAAAACCCGGACAATGGACCGGTGTGGGAGGTGCCGGACGACATCGACGAGGACTACCTCGCCCAAATGGAAGGCGAACACCGCATCAAAAAAAGCGGGAAATGGATGTGGGAGAGGATCGGATCCCGACCCAATCACCTGTTTGACTGCGAGGCCATGCAGGTCGCCGCCGCCACCATGCTCAAGATCGTCGGAAGAGAATCACAATCTTCCGTTCAACCAGACCAACCAGACCAAACCGAAGACGTCGCATGATGCCGCTGATCAGATCGATCTCTTGGCCCCGTCTGATCGCCGTCCTCCGTTGACACAACTCGCCATTGCATGGCGCGAGGATTATTCGTCACAGGTTTCACCGTATCGGAGGTGCTCGCCATACAGAGCCGCGCCAAAGCGCTCCTACTCGATGGCAAGACGATCATGAGTTGGAACGATTCGGACACGAACGTGACCAAGCAATTCACCATGCCCGTGGACCAAGTGCTGGAGGAATGCGCCCATGCCCTGCGAATTCTTGATCCATTCGCATATGGCAAATCCCAGCGTGTGGCCGCATCCACCGTATCCGGATACCTCGCCAAATGAGCCGCATCAGATCCATCGCCAAACTCGTCATCCCGCCGGTTTTACAACCCAAGGCATGGGGGTCGCCCTACGAAGCCGCCAATTGGTCGCCACGCCGTGGATTTGTGCCGGGCGCAATGCCCACCGACGCTCGCAATGAACTCACACCGGGCGTTCGTACCGAATTGGTGCGCAAATCCAGGTACCTGCACAAAAACAGCGGATTCGCTCGGGAATTGGTGGCCAACATGGCGATCTACTCAACTGGCGATGGCATCAGGACCCAAGCCCAGTCGCCGGATTCGGATTGGAACCGCGCAGCCGAGGAATACTTCTCGCTGTGGTCCGCCCGTTGTGAAGTCACCAGGCGATTCTCATTTGAGGAATGCCAAGCGCTTGTCTGCCGCGGCATGGACATCGACGGCGAGTATTTCGTGCATAAGACACGCAACGCCCAAGGCGAGCCACGCATCCAATTGATCGAGTCGCACCGAATTGGCGACCGCTTGGGGTCTACCAAAACCGTCGATGGGGTCGGCCTCGATGCTTGGGGCGCACCGATCTTTTACCGCGCCATCGAAGACAATGGTGACTTCAGGGACCTGCCGTCCGAAGCGGTGCTCCACATTCACGAACCTGAATGGGCCGGCGGAGTGAGATGCCATCCAACCATCCAGCATTCGATCAACCACGTGCTCGATGAAATCGAATTGCTCGCCCTTGAAAAACACGCCGTCAAAGACAATGCCGATGTGGCCAGGGTGCTAAAAACGGCACGTGGCGAACTCGATGATACGGGTGACTTCGTCGTCGGCGATGGCGTGACCGGCAATGAGCAAAGCGACCCAATGTCACTGCAGCGAATCGTCGGCGGAAAGCTCGTCGCGCTCAAACCGGATGAATCGATCGAAAGCTTCCAGTCCAACCGCCCATCCCCCACTTTCACGGGATTTCTGGAACACCTCAGAAGGGACTCCGCACTGGGCGTGATCCCATTTGAATTCGCGGCTGATTCAAGCAAGATCGGTGGTGCTGGCGTGAGGCTCGTGGTGGCCAAGGCCGATCGCCGCTTTTCATTCCGCCAGATGATTCTCGAGCGCCGGCTGATCAGACCCGTTTGGTCCTATGTGATCGGCGATGCCATCAACCGCGGACTGCTCCCCCCGATGGAAGGCTGGTGGAAGATTTCCACTGTCCCGCCAAAACGTGTCACCGTGGACGCCGGGCGTGAGGCCCAACAAAACCGCGCCGATGTGGAAATGGGCCTCAAAACCTTGTCCGACCACTTCGCTGAGTTGGGCGCTGACTTCGGCGAGGAAATCGAACGCAGGGCCGCCGATGCCAAGCTCATCCTGGAAACTGCCACGAAATACGACGTGCCGGTGGGAATGCTGTGGAAGGTCGCTGGAACTGCGTTGACACCGCCAACAGGGGCGTGAACCCCATCCTCTCCCAAACCCGTGAATGGCTAATCCAGCCCGAAGCGCTTCGTTCAATGGCCATCGCGGCCAGAAGCTTCGACAGTGGAAGCATCAATCTTGCCGCCAATAAATCCAGCAGTCCCCTGCTCACCATCGACAACGGCATCGGTGTGATTGCCATTGAAGGCCCAATTGTTCGCAAGCCCGATATCTTTGCCCGAGTCCTCATGGGAGCGACTGATGCCCTGGAGATCGGCGATGCGATTCGCGAAGCATCCGAGCGTGATGACATCAAGGCGGTATTCCTCGATATCGACTCTCCTGGTGGAACGGTGGCAGGCACACCCGAACTTGCTGCCGCAGTCGCATCGCTCAACGAGGATAAGCCAGTCTATGCGTTTTCATCGGGCCTCATGGCATCAGCTGCTTACTGGATCGCCAGCCAAGCCCGCGCCATCTACGCCACTCCATCCGCCCAAGTCGGATCCATTGGCGTGGTGCAGGCGGTGGTGGACGATTCCGGGGCACTCGATCGGGATGGCATCAAGGTCGAGGTATTCTCGGTCGGCAAGTACAAGGCCATGGGTGCGCCGGGCACCAGCCTCACCGACGATCAACGCGACCTCATTCAATCGAACCTCGCTGAAATCGCCGGAGAGTTCCATGCAGCCGTCTTAGCTCGCGGTCGATCGATTCCAGCCGAAGCCATGGAGGGCCAAACATTCAGTGGGCGGCAGGCCCAACGCTACAACCTCGCAGGCATGGTTTCAGACCGCGCTGAGGCCATGAGAAGGCTGAGAGTTTATCACTCGTCGGTTGACACGAAATCCAGGGTGATGACCGCAACACTCGAAGACCAACTCGCTGAAGCGCGCACCCAGGTGGAAACCATCACCCGCGACTATCAGGCCCAGACCGAACTCATGAACGAGACCTCAGCCTCACTCGATTCGCTGCGCGGCGAAGTGGAGCTGCTCACCGCCGAGATTGAAACACTCAAAGCGGAGCGTGATGGCTCGATCGATCAAACCACAGCGATGCAGGCTCGAATTGCTGAGTTGCAAGCATCCAAGGACGATTTTGAAAAACGCGTTCAAGTCGAAGTAGCACGCGTCGTGGCCTCAACCGGAACCAGCATTCCGGCCAATGTCACACCTGCTGGCGACCAACAAAAATCGGAAGAACTGCAGGCACAATTCAAAGCCATCAACGACCCGACCGAACAAACCGCCTTCTGGCGCAAACTCACCCCAGAACAACAAGCCCTGATCCTCAAACACAACGCATAATCCAATGGCCAACACCCTCACCAACGTCAAAGACATCAAGGTCGCACAGCGGGCGCTCATGCCCTTCATGTCGAACCTTCTTCCTGTCACCGCATTTTCAACCGACTTCAGCCCGCTGCCTGCCGACAAGCTCGACACGGTGCGAGTGCCATTGGTTGGAGCCCCAAGCACATCCAGTGACTTCTCGGGCGATTACTCCGCAAACGCGGACTCCACGGTCACTGTGGTGCCGGTCACCCTCAACCGTCACAAGTACAAGACCGTCCATGTAACCGCCAAGGAGTCATCGGAAACAGCGCTGAATGTGCTCGAAACCCTAGTGGAAGCAGCTGCCCAGCAACTCGCCCAGGATGTGCTGGTCGATATCTTCAACTGCATCACCTTGGCAAACTTTGGCGCACCAGGAATTCCAGCACTTGCTGCCACCGGCTTCGATTACAAGAAGGTGCTCAGCCTGCGCGAAGCCTGCGGCAATGCCAAGATGCCGCCCAACCCCCGCTCGCTGGTCCTTGATTCCGGCTACTACACCAACATGCTTGCCGACGACGTGGTGGCGAAGAGCTTCAACCTGAACCTCAACGCCCCTGCCGTCACCGAGGGCATGGTCAAGCGCATCGCTGGATTCAACCTCCATGAAACAACGCTTATTCCGTCGGACAACGCGGAAAAACTCGTTGGTTTCGCCGCTCACTCCAGTGCCATTGCGGTGGCCATGCGCTACCTCCAACCGGTAGCCGATTACCAACAGGCTGGAGCCGTGACAGACCCAACCACGGGCATGACCTTCGGATACCTCCGATTCACCGACACCCGTTCCAACAAGGTCTTTGTCACCCTCGAGTGCCTCTATGGCTTCTCCCCCGCAAAGACCGATGCCCTCAAGCGCATCGTAAAACCGTAGGTCATTTTGATGTGTGGGATAGACACCCTCTCCGGGCAACTGGAGGGGGTGTTTTTGTTTCCGGCCGATTGACACAGCAACAAGGGCGTGAACCCGATCCAAGCCGCGACGGCCGAAGCATTCCAAGAGATCCTCCAGGAGTCGGGCGTGCCCGTGGTCATCAACGGAACGACTTACCTCGCCACCGTATCGGCCAACCCGGTTCAGATCGAACTCGAAGAAGGCGGATACCGCCAGGATGGATCCATGGTGGTGAAGATGCTCATAAGCCACCTCAACACTCCCCTGCCCAAGTTCAACGACACCGTCATGATCGGCGAAACTCGCTATAAAATTGAGGAGATTACGCGCAAACCCGGCTCAGGCATCATCAGATACTTGGTCAACAGGAGGTAGGAATCATGAACCAGATCATCGAAGATTATTTGGCCGCGTGGATTGATTGGGCGGATATCGATCCAAAACCTGAAATCCTGACAGGAACATCCAACGAAGTACGCGAGCCTGAATCCCATGCCGCCCTGGTGTTGGCGGACAATATCGATCACGTGGTAGGCCCGCTGTACCGCGCCAGCATCAAGGTCATCATTTCATCGCCAACCGACAATCGCAGCGAGCATTCAGCCATCACCAGCGCGATCAAGATGCTCATGAGTGCTCCATGCCCACCCGCATCCGGCTTCAGCTCAGCCGGTTTCAAGCAAACAAGCTACACCACTGCCGTATCAGGTGACGGGCGATGGCTGTCCACATTCGAGGGAGTTCTTGGTGTGGTGTGGGATGCCGGTTGACATGCGTCCATGGTGCGATGCCAGCAACATTTGGAGTCATCAACACGCACGACCTTGAGCCCCAGAGCGGGCATGTGAGCGAGTCCAGCATGGATTCGTCCGTTGAGGTCGCCACCATCCGCGACGAGATGGGGCTGACCAAATACGCCGGCCCCAAGCCGCTCATCACGCGCAACGTGACCATTTCCGGCAAAGGCCTTCCCAACTTTTCCGATGTGGCTGTCGGAAACATCACAGCGCAACAGGTCTTCATCACCTCGGTCAAACGCAGCGAGAGCAACGACGACTTTCCCGAGTTCGAAATCGAAGGAGTCATCTACGAGGACGCATAACCCACCACTACCATGGCAGTCACTTTCAGCAAAATCGGAGTCCAATCCGTCAGCGCCGAACTCATCGAGAGCGTCGAAACCACCAAGTCCCTCGACACCAAGATGATCATGTCGAGCGAGGGTGGTTTTGGCGCAGGCAAGGGCTTTGACCCGAAGTTTGAGTTCACGATCAAAGGTCGCGGCACCACTTCGACCGATGCAGGCGGCACAGCGGCCATGATTCCGGAAGGAATCACCGGCGGCGTCACCGTCATCACCTCCGTGAAGTTGAGCGAGAAGAACGACGACTTCAACGAGTTCGAGATCAGCGGCGTGAATTACCCGCAGGCACAAGCTCTCGGCAATTAAACGGCGCGCCATCTCCCCCATCAAGATCACCCCATGAAACAAGGAACCACTGTCGCCATCGTGCGCGAGCACGACACGCCACCGATGAAGAGCCGCAACACCTCGATGATTGCCGGTGCTATTACTTCCGGTTTCGAATTCGCCACCGAAAAAGCATTCTCCGACACAGTTGAGGATGTGGCAGGCACGCCCAAGCGCACCGTCACATGGCTGATGAATGCCGCAAAGACTGTCCGTTTCGTTCCAATCCCCAAGGAGGAAGAAATCACATTCTCCGAATTCAAGCGGCGTTTCCTTTCTCAGGACTGGTGTGAGGCGAACCCCGATCACCCAATCTCCTACATGCGTGGAATCATCGAAAACAAGGGCGGGCTCGTCGATAAGATCAAAACACTGATGCCCATGCTTTTGCTGCGCAAAGGCAAGCGTGTGGCAATCGTGCCATCCGGCAACGACGAGGCCAGCAAGACCCTGCGCGAAAAGATCCTCTCAATCTTCTAAAATCATGGAAACACGAGATCAACTTATCGGCCAGGGCATGATCGAGGCCAACAGCAAGACCATCGGCGGCATCAAGCTGCGAGCGTTTTCCTACGGCTCGCTCCAGATCTCCCACCTGCTCGGTCTCACTATCTTCACTGGCAACAGCGATGACCTCAGCGAGATCGAGCTCCAACGCCAAATCTCCACCTTCATCTGGATGCAGTCGGCGCCGCTTGAAGATGTGGTGGCTGCCGTCGCCAGCAACACCGCAGGGCAAGCAGTACTCACCTATTCCTTCGGCATCGATTTCTATAACCTCAGCGACATATTCACCGAGATCGAGCGCATCGGCGCACAGGTCGCCGCCAATGAGGTGCGCGTCGAGTCGAAGCACAAATTGACCAGCGAAGACGAGCCGCCGGGAAAGTCCTGAACCCCGGTTGGTGCGCCAGCGTGGTCTACGCAATCGCCAAGGACACCGGATGGAGCGAAGAATACATTCTCTGGTCACTGCCGCTGGCGCGAGCCCTTCAGTACTACCACTGCGCCCTGCAGGCCGCTGACCTCTGGACGCTTGAGCCGATCACCGCTCAGAAGATTGAGGAAATCATCCCCAGCTCCCTGCTCAACTACATCGAGGGCTTGGTTGACTCATCCGCTGAATAAATGGCCAAGACGACAATCGAAACCGACATCAGGCAGTTTCAAGCAATGGCCGAGAAGCTCGGAAGTTTTTCCAAGCGCGATGGTCGCACGCTCATGGAAGAGCAGGCACGCGGAGTCATCAACAACCTGATGCTCATCACGCCACCCAGCAACGGCAAGACGCGCGGTGTTGCAGCCAAGAAGCGAGGCGAGGCAGCAATAGCCAGCGATGTTCGCAACGTCTTTATCGGGTCCACGCCGAAGAACTCGGAGGTCAGCAGCATGGCGGAAATGGCCAACATCATGCACACCAAGCGCCGTGGCGGAAACATCCGCATCAAGCGGGCAGTAAAGCCAACTCGCGCAGCCCGTTCGATGATCACCAACTTCATCAGAGTAAAACAGAAAGGTGTCGGATACCTCGCTTCCGGCTGGGCCTCTGCCGCCCGCAAGCTCGGCAAGATCCGCGTCCCGAACTGGATCGGGCGGCATGATGCGCCTGGTGACACGGACTTCAAAGTAGTCTCCACCTCCATCACGGCCACCATCAGCAACTTGGTTTCGTGGGGCAGCGAGGTTCACGGCATCGAGCGCCGCATGGCCTACGCCGTGAGGATGCAGACCGGCAAGATGCGCCGTCGCGTCGACCACTTCGTGCAGAAGGCCATCAAGGCAGCCAATCGGTAAGAATTGACACCCACCCGATAGCAGCAATGGCCGCGATCACCACCAAGCTGACCCTCAACACCGCGAACTTCGTTTCGGGCATTGATCGGTCGAAGAAGTCGGCTGCTTCGTTGAAGTCGTCAATGTCCTCACTGGGCTCGGGCATCGGCACCGCTTTCTCAGGCATCGCCAAAAGTGTGGGAGCAATGGGCTTGGCTGCTACGGGCGCCGCTGCGGCCATCGGTGGGATTGCCTACAAGCTCATCAGCATCGCAGAAGAGGGTATCCAAGCGGAGAACCGCATCAAGAATGTCGTCAAGACCATGGGGCTTTTTGGTTCTCAGTCCGGCGATGTGGCCGACAGGCTCATTAAGGTAGCCGATGCCACTGAGCTTGCCACCGGCGTCGATGGCGACCTCATCATGTCGGCACAGGCGAAGCTCGCAACCTTCAAAGAGCTCGCCAAAACCTCTGGCATTACCGGCGGGGCATTTGATCGAGCCACCCAAGCATCCATCGACATGGCCGCCGTCTTTGGTGGCGATGCGACAACATACGCGGTCCAACTCGGCAAGGCGCTGGAAGACCCGGAGAAAGGTCTAGCCGCACTCAAGCGCACCGGCGCGCTCACCGCTCAGCAGATCAAAGAAATTTCCCAGGAGTTCACCCAAACCGGCAACCGTGCCAAAGCCTTCGATCAAGTCCTCAAGGCAATCGAAACACAGGTCGGCGGATCCGCCAGTGCCACGGCAAGCGGAATGGCGAGGATCAAGGTTTCCGTCGGCCAAATGCTCGATGAGATCGGAAAGCCAATGGCGGAGGTCTTTTCTAAATTCGCCGCAGATGTGGCAAAGATGACGCCGCAAATCGTCGAATCACTGAGCGGCCTTGCTCCTAAGATTCGGGAGATTGGCTACACCATCACTGCTGCTCTGGCCGAGGCACTTCAAGGCGACACAAGCCGCATGGTGAAGATTGGTGAGCTTATCGGTGAAGCCGTCACCATTGGCTTTAAGACCGCGATCACACGCGGATTCATGGAGGCCACGGAATCGGCATTTCGATTTCTTGAGGACATCAACCCAATCCGAAAAATCTGGGACACCAGCGGACCACTCAACAGCGGGAAAGTCAGTGAGGAAATCTCCAAAGGCAAAGGTCGCGTCACCGAAGGTCAGATTGAAGATGGCATCGAAAGAATCCGTAGCCTGTTCAAAGAAATCTCGGTCGCCAACACGCCGCAAAAACAAGCGCCGTCTGATTTCTTCGCAAGAGACAGGGCGGCCGCAGAGGCCAAAAGAAATCCAATCCTCCCAACCCAACCCGACGCCCCGCAAGGCCCGTCAGCCGAGACACAAAAGAAGGCTGAGGAACTGAGGATGGCGCAAGAGCAGTACCGCCTCGAAGTCGAGTTGGTGCGGGCAAGAATTGCTGGAGATCAAAAGCGAATCGATGCACTCCAACGCGAGCAGGCAATCCGCGAGGAAATCACCCGACTCGAAGCGCTGGGCATGACCGGCAAAGATCCCAAAGCCGATAGCAAACTCGACCCGAAAAAAGCTGAAGAGAAAGCCCGCGAGAGAATCCGCCAGACAGCCGCAAAAATGGTGGACGCCCGTGCGGCCGCCGATCAAGCCGATCAAAACAAAAAGAAAGCACCTGGCGATTCCGGTGGAGCGGTCGCCCAGCTCGGCAGCGTCGCCAAGGCAACCAATGTGATGATGGGGCGCAGCGCCAACGCTGGGATATTGGAAGAGAACCGCCGTCAGACCGCCCTGCTTCGGACAATTGAGAAGAATACCAAGACCAAAGGAGAAACTCCGAAAATCCCCGACCTCGTCTTCGCATGAGCAGCTCAAACATTAAAATAGAGGGAGCGACAGGCTCCAAAAGCAAGGAAGGCGTCATCCAATGGACGATCCCCTACTATGTCACCAGCATCAGTGACGTGTTCAAGGTTGGCACTGGCAAATACGAAGAATGCCAAGAGGTCTCGCGCACCTGGAGCTGCAACAACGATGGCCCTAACCCATCGTACATCGTGACCGTGGTCTATGAGGGTGGCAGCGCAGAGTCGGACAAAAACACTTACGGCGACGAGGACAGCTCGGTGTGGAGCCTCGATTTCGAAATCGCCGAGGAGCCGATCGAGTCGCACTGGAACTTTGAGGAAATCAAAAAGAAGTACGGCGGCAAATGGGGCGACCCGGA